TGGTATCTTCAAGTCAACTGCGTTTTCCATCACATCTTTAATTTTATTTGCCTCTAATTCATTTAAAACAGATATATCTAGCTCATCATGAACTTGTATATGTGGTGTAATTCCTTCTTTCCATAAATCCAACATAGCTTTCTTAGTCATGTCTGCAGCAGATCCTTGAATTAATTTATTTAATGCTTTGTATGTAAATGCTCTACGAGTTGGATTATTATGCCAATAATTTTTTTTAGGATTTCCATCTTTATCTTTTAAAACATTATCTTCATCATCTTTTAAATACTCTCCCATTTTTTGTAANTCTTGCATGCGCTCTTCATCTTCTGCTGGTATATATTTACCCCAATCTGACCCACGAAGAATAGGTTCGTACTTTGGAAATCTACATCGTCTACCTAATAAAGTTTTTATTTGTCCTTTTTTAGCTGCCGCTTTCATTACTTCATTCATTAATTGTTTTACAAAAGGAACTTTAGAGTGATATTTTTCAAATAGTTCTTCAGCTTTAAATTTTGATACACCTAACTCAGCTTGAAGTTTTGCTTTACCCATTCCATAAAAAAGACCCAAATTGATCACCTTAGCTTGTGAACGTGGAATTTCTGCCATTTCTGCTACGATTTTGTGAAAGTCGGTCGAAGGGTCGGTGTCATAAGAATCTGCAATAGTATTAACTGAAGGTAAACTATAACGTAATGCATAGTGTGCTACAAGTCTTGGTTCCTGTTGCGAGTAGTCAAAACAACCCCACTTACAACCTTCTTCAGGTATAAATAAACTTCTAATCATAGGACCTAAAACTTTATCACGTGCTGGTATTTGTTGTAAGTTTGGATTAGAATAAGAAAAACGTCCAGTAATTGTTCCACCGTCATCAGATCTAATTTGATTTATCTCTGCATGTATTCTACCTTTGTGTTCGTGTTTTAATATTGTATCAATAAATGTCGTATTTACTTTGTTAATCTTTCTTGCTTCTGCTATCTTTTGTATGATAGGATGTGGATGATTAGAAAGGAAATTTTTTGTAAATGAAGGTTCATCAGATTTTGCGGTACGTTCGTAAGATAAATTTAATTTTTGAAAAACTTTTTCAATTGATCTTGCTGCCCATATTTGAATATCTTCTCCTGTTTCTTTTTGAACTTCTTGCAATAACAATTGCTCTTGTCCTATCAATTCCTTACGCAATTCGTAAGCTCTTTGAGTGTCTACGCGAACACCTAAAAAACGCATATCAACAAGACAAGGGAAAAGATCCGTTTCAAGATTAAAAATACTTTCTAAATCATTTTCAATAATTAAATTTTTTACATGTTGCCAAAGCTTAAAAGTTAAACTAGCATCTTTTTCAGCGTATGCTCCAACTTCTTGTGCTGGTAATCTCCACATGTCTTTTTTAGCATCTAATCCTCTTTGTTTAGCTGCTTCAAGCAGTGCTCTTTCATTTTTACCTTCATTTAAAAAGTGCCATGATAAAGTATTAAGCGTGTATGAAAATCTATTTTCGTCTAGTAAAGAACAAGCAATCATAGTATCCACTACTAAGCCATTGATTTTTAAACCTAAATTACGTATCCAACAAACATCATACATAGCATTATGAAATATTTTTGTAGCTGGACATTCTAAAATATCTTTGAACCATTCTAATGTTTTTTTGTAATCCATATTAGGACCTTCAGCGTGAGCTATGGGAAAATACCAACTATCATTATAGGTAGCTACAGCTATACCTACAACTTTTCCATTACCAACAACAGCACCTGATCCTTTTGTTTTTAAATCTACATCTTTAGTTTCTAAGTCGATAGCTATTTCATCATACGATCTAAGATCAGGATATTCTGTGGGTTGTACCCACTCTGTTTGTGGTAAAATCATTTTATATTTTTTATAACTAAATAAAGTATTGTGAGACCAATAAATAAACAGATCATGTTATAAGCAAACATACCTAAGCCAAATTCAATAGTCATTTTTTACTCCTCATTTTTAACATTTCTAACTGACAATAATGTATAATTTTTTTAAGATCTTCTATTCCTCCTTTTCGTTGATACCTGCAAACGTATTTAATAACGTTGCCTTGGAAAAAAGATAAATCATTTTTTGAAATAAACTCATAGGGTTGAATAGGAAACTTGGTGTAGTGATTCCCGCCGACCTGAGTATATTGAGGAAATGTTTCATCAAATAAATCTTTATGTGTCATAGTTTGTATTCCTTTAATTTCTTTTTTGCTCTTAATTTGTATAGGTTATTTCTTGCTCTCGTGATTCCAACATACCATACTCTATGCTCTTCATCTTGTTTGTCAACACTTAACTTAATTCCTTGCTGTACAGTTCTACCTTGATGCAAAGATAAAATTACATTATCCTCTTCACCACCTTTTATAGCGTGTATCGTTGATAACCATATACGAGCTTTTTCTTTTAAATTTTCTTTTGATGCTATTAAATTTCTTAAATATAAAATTTCTTTTTGATCTGCAATAAATATATCATACCAAGGAATATTAACATTCCAACTTCCATTAGGTATNTANTCTTTAACTGCACTAATTTCTTTTTCATTTAATAGCTCATTCATTGTCCATTTAGTGTAAGCTGCTGCAGCTTCATACATACCAACTTTAAAACTTTTACCTTTATTACTTTGATAGTAAAAATTTTTACGTTTTAAATCTTTCATGATATCTAACAAATTACTTTTAGTTCTAGTAAGGATTAACCATTTGCCTTTAGATAAATCAATTTGATTTAAATCAGAAATATGTTGACACTCGCCTTTGTAATTTCTTGGTAGATAATTTTTTTGTTTCCTGATGCCTGATATACGACTCACAGGTATAGTTGATTGTTCTTGCACAGATTTAGAAACACGTCTTGATCTTCTTAAAACTCTTTCTTTACCAGGTTCTTTAATAAATCTATTGACATCGGCTCCAGCCCAAGCATAAATAGCTTGGTCATCATCACCAGCTAAATAAATTTGATCACAGTGTTCTTTTAATTTATCATAGAGTTGCCATTGCAACGGTGATAAATCTTGCGCTTCGTCAATAAAGATAGCTTTAAATTGTGGTATTTTATCAGATTTAATTACTTCTTTTATGATGTCATTAAAATCTACAATATTATTTTTACCTTTGTATAATATTAAATTTCTATGAATGTGATTTAATGTATCAAAATCTATTTCTTTTTTATCATGTTCATTAAGATCAAACTCTTGTCTAATAGTAATATTTTTATTAATAGCTTTTTGTATCATTTGAAAATATGGATTATTGCAAGTTAAAAAATGTGTTTCTTCTTCGTTGTATTTGTCCGTAAATGAAACACGTATATTTAATTTTTTACCCAGATCTTCGTAGTGATATGGTTGGACAATATCTTCTTCCTTTAATCCTAATAAGTGATAACAAAACGCGTGTAGAGTTTGAAAATAGGGAACTTCTTTTTCAGATACATCAATTCTTTTACGAGCCTCCTCAGCAGCTTTTCTAGTAAATGCAAAATAACCTATCTTATGTAATGGCACACCCTTACGAGCATAAGCTTTTACACGTCTGATTAATCTAAAAGTTTTACCTGTGCCCGGTGGTCCGTAAATTTTATTGATCTTTTCCATTGGCTTTCTTAAATCCATCTGCTAATGATCCAGTCCAGCCATATGATCCATGATGCGTGGTTTTACCATCAACGACTCCATAAAACTTAAAACCTGATTTTTTAATTAAATTACAAAAATTAACATCTTCACCCCACCATGTTCCATCTTTAGTAAAAGTTGTATCCCAAAAATTATAAAAGTATGAATTGGCTTTTTCAGAGATAATTTCTTTTTGTTTTATTTTAAGATGTGAATTATCTTTAATTAATTTTTCATAAACACTTCTATGAATTAAAGTTAAACCAGCAGGTCCCATTTTTAATTCTGTGATTCCTTTATTATCTATTTTAATATCTAGTGGATCATCAAATTCTATAGAAAATTTTAATACATTATCTTGTGTTTTTTTTCTATAAGGCACACAGATAGCATCTTTTTTAGATAATAACATTCGACCCACTACATCAGGTTCAAATTCTAAATCAGCATCTACAAATAATTGATATTCAAAACCTGATTCTAAAAATAATGCTGTTAAAACATTTCTTCCATAACTTACATAAGGACACTTAAATGTACCTATCTCTGCTTTAATTTTTGCTAATGTAAATTTGTTAAATAATTTTACTAATGATAAACATGTTGGAACCTGCATTGTATCATAAGCAGGTAAACATACAAATACACTAGGTGGTTTTTGTTCCGTCATACTATATTCTCCTTATCTTCTATTTCTATTATTTCTTCTGGTATGTCTTCTTTTTCTAAACCTTCCTTAGGAAGTTTTAAAACTCTTAATGGTGGAAATGATTCTTCATTATCTCCTTTTGGAAATCTTTTTTGACAATCAAACTCACCTTTAAAATATTGTTTAATCATCGTAGCTGTCCTGGCTCTTTCTTGATTCCAATCTCCACGTTTTAATTCATCATAAAATTTATCGTATATAAAATAAAAACACTCATCTTCATGTAACACAGCACCACTTTTAAAAGATGCATAAGTTCCTGCTTTAGGTCCATTAACATAATCATACAATTCTTTTTTCAACATATCTACTGGATTAGTCCCTGCTGGTGGTTGTATTGTTTCCATCGTTGCCCACAAACCATTTAATATATTTTGATATTCTTTTTCTTTTATACTTGGTGGATAAGTTGTTGTATGGTCAGCAATTAAACTACGCATCTGTTTCATTTCATTAAATTGTTTAATACTTCTTGCATGCACTTGTACAATTTTATCTGCAGCTACTTCTACATTAAAAAAATATTCATGGTCAGGCTTATACATAATTCTAATTAAACCTGATACTGATGGCCACTGCGAATCAAAATGGCCACCAATACCAAATTTTCTTTTTAAACATGTGCCCCTCGCACAATAAGATGATATAGGTAAATCATTACATTTAAAACCTGCTGTGTCTTTTTTCCAATATTTAATTTTTTCTTCTACTT